TGAAATGGAGATAGAACAGATATGAAGGGACGTGAGGTTAGAGAAGCATTACAAGGAGATATCGATCCTAAGATTGTACATTGTATTGCTAGTGTTGCAGAGGAAGTATCAGCTATGGGCTTGGAGATACATGCCTTAGCTGAGTTACTTGATCAAATCACTGATGTCTTAGGTGGCATAACTGAGACAATGGGAGAAGTAGAGAAAGCTGCTAAGAGGTTAGTCAATGACTAGCTTTAATCTCATATCATTAGACACAAGGATGGCAACAGATGAAGATGCTCATCTTCCGACCTATGATCACACTAAACTTAGTGCGATTAACACTTGCCCTACATGGGGTATCTTACGTTACTCGCATCATAAGAGGATGCCGGGATCGGCACGGGCGATGGCATTGGAAGCTGGATCGGCTGCACATGAGGCTTTCTCGGCGGTACGCATATATCAGTATCAAGCATTTCAATGCGAAGGAAAGATACAACAAGCTAACCTCGATAAGCATGGCCTACGCCTGTTTGGGGATGTTAGGTATCAAGGTATCAGAGACACCTTTTCCGATGGAGCAACCCATAGAACTAACGCCATTAACTATGCCATTACTGCCCTCGAAAACAGTGAATTCTACGACGACATTGGGGACAATCGGAGGACCATCTCAAATATATCAGAGTCCATCATTGCCTACATCGACGCCTACGACTTTACACGATATCCTGTCTGGATTAGAGACAACACTGACCAAGATACGGACGTAGGTATTGAGATACCATTCGATGTTGTTGTTACTATTGAATACCAAGTCAATAATGGTGTTGTCCAAGTCTTACAATGCCGCTTCACTGGTAAGTTAGATGGACTACACTATAACAAAGATGAACTAATCATTATTGAGGAGAAGACTGGTGCTAGACTTGACGATAGTTGGCTGTCCCAATGGATTCTGTCTCATCAAATCACTGGATACTGTATTGCGTCAACCACATTTACTGGACTTGAATGCAATCACGCGCTCGTTAGCGGAATGCGAATTCCTATCGGAAGGATCCCATCGGAAGGTATACGGCGTGAATACGTACCGCGTTCCCCTCTTATGTTCGAAAAGTGGGCTAACTGGTTCGTTACCTCAATATCAATGGAACAACAGTGGCGAGACAGTGTAGTAGATGCTCCCATGTACACACATAGCTGTAACAGGTACTTCCGTAGCTGTTCATTCATGCCCTTCTGTGCTGCTGATTCAGTAAAAGAGAAGCATCAGATAATAGATGAGATGGAGTTAGATGAATGGTCTCCTCTACACGACTAGGTATTAATATACAAACTAGTTGGGTAGCTTTAAGGGGAGTTAATCACATAGAATGGTACGGCCCCTTCGACACATTAGAAGAGGCCGTTGTCTACTGTGGTATAAACTTCCCTGATGATACGATGGTATTACATGAAATACGTAAGGAGATAGTTACGCATGGGCAAGAAACCTAATGTACCTGAAATGAATCTCGGTACTGTCACTATAACTACGCCTAAGACACAACTAACACGTATGAGCATGGTCATATGGGGTCCAAGTGGGGCTGGTAAGACTACCCTTGCCGCTACTGCACCTAGACCTATCTTGTGGGTCAACTTTGATCCTGATGGTACAAGTTCATTGATGGATCAGGAGGATATATACATTGCAGACTTCAGTATGGAAAGTCCCAACAAGGTTGTTACGTTTAAACATGATAATGCAGGTGGTATCAAACAGTTACTTGATGATAACCCTGAGATTCAAACGGTTGTATTTGATAGCATTACTTCGTTTAACGAGATGGCTCTTAAACATGCTGTTAGCGAAGTTAATGGTGCCACTATGGAGGCTCCACAACTTCAAGGCTATGGAAGACGCAACAGTTACACAATGCAAGGCATTATGTCGGTCATTAAAGCTACGGGAGCAGTCGGTAAACACTGTATATTCGTGGCGCATGAAGATACTCCAAGCAAGGATGAAATGACTGGTGCTATGATGGTATCTATCCTTGTAGGAGGTAAGATGCAATCAGAAATCCCTATTAAACTGTCTGAAGTCTGGTATCTACAAGATACTGGTAAAGATAGGAAGATCACAATCCGGTCCTCGCGCCTTCGAAAGCCTATGAAGTCTCGGATGTTTGTTCAAAGTGGAGAGAGTGACTTTGCTTGGAACTTCGATCCTGAATCATGGGAGGGCGAAGGTATCGAGGACTGGTATAAATTATGGGTAGATAATGATGGAAGGAAGATTGATTTACCATGACCTTAAGAACAGAGATTAAAAACTTGAAGCAAGACTTGTTATTGGCAAGAGATGATTCACACTTGCTAAAGAACGAAGTAGATAAGCTCGTATTAGACCTTGTGGTAGCTAATAATAGAGCTAAAGACTTTGAAGAGTCATATAATGCCCTCAGATCACGAATGGACGGATATAAAGAAGCCATGAGCGACACACTACATATAGTGTCAAACTAGAATGCTACCTACTAGATTATGGGGCTGTACTAATGGGTAGAATGTCAGTATAATCATCAGTTCCTACAACCAGCACACAGGAGTATCCTATGTCAGAAGCACTTCCAAGTATCATTGAGTTCAGTATCGACCTCAATAAACAAGAGCAACCCGAACCGCTCCCGGTTGGGAAATACACTGGCGTCATTCGCGATGCCGAAGTCAAGGAAAGCCAGCGCGGCACGATGTACGCTGCGGTGAGCTTCCACATTGGCGCAGACCAGTTCCCAGCCGACTATAAAGACGGTAATGAGAATGGTATGACGTTGATTTATCGCCGCTGTGGTCTAGAGGATAATCCTCAAGCCCGCTTCGGTGCCAAACGGTTCATCGAATCCATCGGTGCGCCCTTGGCTAAGAAGATCGACGTTAGCGAGTGGGTAGGTATGGAAGCGGCACTCGACGTGACGCATGAAACCTACGAAGGGGTTACTCGCGCCACTATCGACCGTGTGAACGCAGCCTAGGGTTTTACACTCCATGTTTACCTAGGTTAGGGGCGTTGACCGGCTGGCGATGTAAATAATTCGGTTACACTCTGCATTATTTGCATTATAGGGGTTGACGCCCCACCCTTTCTAAAGTACTATCTTACTTGTCACTAACACTTAATGAAGGAGAGGCAGTCAAATGGCTGATGAGAAAGCAAAGCAGAAGCGTACCGTCAAACCCGTTTATGCAATCATGTCCATAGTGGACGATGCGGGCCAGACCCTAGACGTTAATCGTGAGAACGTCACGGTACACGAAGTGGTCAAGAGCGCCGATGATGTTCTTGATATGCTTGAAGCAGGTACGGTTCCTAAGGGAGCCTTCTATAAGCGCATTGCTCTCGCTTAAATACGAAAGCCCATGTAAGCCGGTATGCATTGGGTAAGTGAGGCACCGGATTAGCCCCCAGATCGAAAGGTCTGGGGGTTCTTCGTTTTGTACTTGACACACAGGGATATGTGTGCTATGTCTGATAAACACGAATGGCACTTAGCTACTGGATACTGCATCCATTGTGGACTTAGTATCCATCACAAACACGACCTACCTTATCAATGCCACAGAACAGACAACGTAACATCAATAGCACATAGGACACGACCTAATGTCTTACGACCCACCCCTAAAGATAATGATAACAACTCCTAGTGAAATTCCACATGGCTTCGGTCCCAATTCCACAGGCAAACGTGGTGGCAATCTAAGAGTCCGTTGTACTAATGCTGAGTACGATATGATACAAATGGAAGCCGCTTCCCTTGGTATATCATTGGCTAACTTCGTAAGATGGTGCGCGGTACATGCAGCAAAACAGTTGCTCATTCATCGTGAGTCATCATCTACAAGCGGAGTTGTAGAGGAAGAGTAATGGACATGCACTTTACTAAAGATGAAATAGAACTAGATGATACACAGGTCAAAGCAATTGAGATGTGTGTAGACAAGAGCAAACGTGTTGTTGCTGTAACAGGAGCAGCCGGTACAGGTAAGACTACTATCTTATCTAATGTGTACCATCACCTCTATGAACAAGGTAGTGAGGTGGTATTATGCGCTCCAACTGGTAAGGCAGCTAAACGTATCACTGAGGCAACAGGTATTCCAGCTATGACTATTCATAGACTGTTAGAATACCCACACCCAGGAGAACGAGATGAGAAGACAGGTAAGACACTGGTTTCAACAGACCCCAAGCGTGATAGAAATCATCCTTTGGATTATCGTGTGGTTCTTTGTGATGAGTATGCTATGGTTAATGTTGAAGTCCACCGAAACCTCCTTGACGCTCTCCCTTCTGGTGGCATCATCCGTATGTTTGGGGATGCTAATCAGCTACAGCCTATTGAGACTAATAAGCGACTCCAGAAAGAACCCTCCTCATTCCTAAAGATGTTGGACAAGTTCGATGGCATTAGACTTACAACTATTCATCGTCAAGCTGGCGATAGTAACATTATATCAAACGGACATAGGATTATTCAAGGTAGTATGCCTGTTCGTAAAGAGGACTTCGCACTCAAGATTACTGATGAGCCTGTGGAGAGCCTATTGGATTTCGTTCAAGAGAATCTGGCGAATGAAATTGACTATGGAATTACTACGAATCAGATTATCTCACCCACCAAGGTAGGTTGGGTAGGAAGTGAGGCACTCAATGGCGCTATACAACAACTATTACAACCGAGTTCTAAATCTTACACGACTGTTGAACGTCAGAAGTGGAGCAAAGTCGAAGAGCAGCGCCTCTACATCGGAGACAAAGTCATCTTCACAGTCAACAACTACGGACTCGACATCTTCAACGGAGAAACTGGCCTCGTTACTGAGTTCAAAGACAACGGAGGAATAGTAATAGACTTCGGAGACAAGGACATAGAGATACCAGTGTCACAAGAACAAGAAGGACGTAACGGTATCTACTATATCAATCCACAGAAGGACTTAGACTTAGCCTACGTTATCACTACACATAAGTCACAAGGTAGTGAGTACGAGAGGATCTGTTACATCATGAATAGGTCTAGGTCGTTCCTACTTAACAGGAAGAACTTATACACAGCCATTAGTAGGGCTAGGAAGTTCGTGACCATCATCACTGATGCTAAGTCTATCAGTCTCAGTCTATACAAGAAGGGTGACAAA